ACAGCATCATGCTGCTGAATCGCCCACACCGTATGATGTGTCGATTCGAGTGGGGTCAGACCGGATTCGTGCTTACGTGCAGACAGCTTCTTATGCTGCTCGTCGGCATGAAAGGTCTACACGAGGTTCTTCACTGATTCGGGCACTGAAAGGATAGGTAGTGGATACTGTCCTGTTCCCCCGCGTACAAAGGCTTGCCAGGGAGTTCTTGCGAACTCAGCTTGCGGCGCGTGGGAAAGACCAGCCTGTTAGCACCAAAAACCCTTCCAAACTCCCTTCACAATGGATTCGCTTGGAAAGCGAAGGTGGGCCTCGATCACTCTGGGAGTGGCAGGTCATGCTGAACGTGTACGTCTACAGCACGGATGAAGTTATTGCTGAGGAAAACAGTAACCTCATCCACGCGCTGATGCTCGATGCACCCGGTGTGGCCATTGCTATTCCTGAGTGGCCAGAGCCTCTTTCGTGGATTCGCCAAGCCCGACATATCTCAGGTCCTCGTTCTCTCGACCCAGACGTGGATCTTCCCAACCTGGAGGTCTACCGGATTGTGACTACCTGGCACGTCCTCCCCATTCCGAAAGGATAACTCACTATGTCTGCACCACTGACCGGCGCTGGCAAGGTTCAGGAACTCTTCGCTGGTTCGCCCATTGGGGTGAATGTCTACGGAGGGATCTACTTCCTTCCATTGGATGCGGTGATTCCGACCGATGCCACTTCAGCGCTCCCTGAAGAAGCCATCCATCTGGGCTTCGTTTCCGAGGATGGCATCACCATCACGACCGACCGATCTGGTGATCCTACCATCGCGTGGGGCGGGGACAAGGTGGCATACCTTCAGTCTTCCTTCGGGATCAGCTGGGGACTCACGCTGCTGCAGTTCTTCAATGCCGACGTGGCACGCTTCGCGTATGGCAATGCCAACGTGGCGGAGATCGCTGCGACTTCCGGACCGACCGGTCACGGCAAGCAGATGGTCATCAAGCAGAACAGCCGCATGCTGGATCTGGGCTGCTTCGTCATCGACAGCTTCTACGGTGTCAAGAAGGTGCGCGAGGTTGCGCCGTACGCGCGTCCGACCGAACTGGGTGACCTCACCTTGGTCCACACCGAGCTGTCGGGCATCGAGGCGACCATCGAGCTGTTCCCGGATGACGACGGCAATGCCGCTTACCGCTACACGGACGACGGGATCAAGGCCGCGTAGTTCAGTCGTCGGCGGGGAGGTATTATCTGGCGGTATCTCCCCGCCGGCTTACGCCAGAAACACGTCAGAGAGAAGGAAAAAGAAAGAATGACTCAACCTGTGAAGCGTACTCCTGCGAAGAAGGTTGCGCCACGCAAGGCTGCTCCTAAGCGAGTGGCTGAGCCGGGCGATCCTGCATTCGATTGGAAGGCGCTCTACAAGGACGGAACTTCGCTGTTCCGCTTTCGCTCGAAGGACGGCTTCGTGGTATGCCTGCCGTCGTACGACGATCCGGGCGAGGGCGAAGTCTTCGGACTGATGCTGCTGAACAAGTCTGAGCAGGACCTGCTCATCTACATCATGAGGCAGCACATCATCAACCGTGCTAAGGATGCTGACAGCTTGCTTCAGACAACGTTCCTCGCGCTTCAGCGCATGAAGGCGCCCGGTGTGATCGAGGAATTGCTCAAGGCCTGGCCGGAGGCATCAGGTAAGGACTTGGGGAAATCCTAGCGGTCCTTCAGTGGTCTGCTAAATATGAGAACGCTCTTCGAGTGGACCTGTTGCGGATGGGGAAGTCGCTTGAGACTGTGTGCTTGTCGTGGAACGATATGTACGCTCTCTTTGTGGCTTCTCCTCCGTACACGGCTTTACACCATGCGTTCAATGAGAAGTGGACGCTGACGGACCACATCCTCGTTACCGCGCTGGATCGGCTTAATACGCTGCTCTGGACAAAGACGAAGGACGCGCACAGAAAGCCACCACGGGGAATGCCCAAGCGCATACCTCGGCCTGGTGTGGATGACCGCAAGAGTAAGGATCCGGTCATTAAGAACACTGTTATGGACATTACGCAGTTCCTGAAGATGCAGGCTGCGTCTGGACGAAACTCGAGAATGTACCATCGAGAGGAGGTAGCATCATGACGGCAGCATTCGGAGGTGAGCTAGCTACCGAGTGGGTTACCATTCTGCCCGAGACTGCTACCCTTACTCGAAAGTTACGCGAGTTTCGTCCGCGTCCCATCACTGTTCCTGTCGATGTGGATACCGACCAGATGGAACGAGAAACCCGTCGTGGTGGACGCGCCTCTGGTCGGCACATTGATACGGAGATCAAGCGCGAAACTCGAGGCACCGGACGATCCGTTGGTGAGAACGTCGCCGAGGGAATGCAGAGCAGTACGGTAACAAATGCTGCGAAGCGACTCGGTCGTAGTATTCGGGATAATGTCGAGGGTGAAGTTCGGAAGATTGACTTTCACTCGATTACTACTGGACTGGGTCGGGTACATGCTGCGGCAGGAGCTGCTACTCAAGGTGTAACTTCGCTTGTTCGTAATATCGGAACCATTGCCATGGTTCTGAAGTTTACGAAGGAATTTGCGCGCAGCTTGTTCGCCAGTGCAACTGCCGCTAAGCTTTTCATCCCAGTGGGCGCCACGGCTGCTAAGCTGGGTGTGGCATTAGGTTTTGCCTCGAAGCAGGCAGACAGGCTTGCCACCCAGGTTGCCCGGGTAACTTCTGCTATCCTCGTCGCAGCTGCAGTAGGTAAGTTCCTGAGTTTCATGAACAAGGCTGCGAAGCTGATGGGTGTGCTCACCATCGGGTCGGTTGCACTTGTGTCTGCTGCATCCGGGCTTGTCACCATGTTGACGGGACCGCTGTATACTGCGCTGGTCCTCGTAGGAAGTGGATTAGGCATTGCTGCTGGCGCCGCAGTGGGACTCTTGGGGCCGATGATAGGAGTCGCCAAGATCGGCTTCAAGGGGATGTCTGAGGGCGCTAAGGAGTTCCAGAAGGAATGGAAGGATGTAGACGAAGCCTTCTATAAGACCATCGGTGAGCGTATGCGTCCGATGATGGAAGCTTGGCACAATCTGAGTAACGGGATTACCGACTCCATGACTCAGGCCTTGATTCCGACCTTTGGTAACCTGGGCACCATCATGGATCGCTTGGCGCCGAAGAGCAGAATGCTTGCACAGACGTTTGGCGAGCTCGGTAACAAGGTTAGTCAAAACTTGCTGGGGCCCTCAGCACAGGACTCGCTAAACAAGATGTTTGACGCTTCTAACCGCTTTTTCCGTAGCTTCCTCGGTGGAAGCGGGATCAATGCTGCAACAGATGGTCTGTTGAAGTTTGCGTCAACCGCTGCAGACACTTTCTCGGGTACGGGCGGTAAGCTGGATGAGCTGCTCAAGAAGCTTGGTGACTGGCTTGGTTCGATTACGCCTAACCAAATGAAGCTGGTATTTGGGCAGATTCAGCAATACCTTACCAATATCTGGAACATAGCGAAGCCTGTCTTCAACGTGTTTAAGCAGCTTGGTGCTATCGGGGCTAGTGCACTGGGGCCGGCGTTCAAGGCTATCGGTGATGCTCTTGCAAAGGCTACACCCGGTATTGTCAATATGGCTCAGATCATCATGCCTGCCCTGTCTAAGGCAATTCAGAATCTGGCGCCTTCGATTCCCGCGCTGGTGAGTGCCTTTACCCCCATGGCGACAATTCTTGCGGTGATCTTGCCCCCGCTTGCTTCACTGGTGACTCAGCTTGCTCCCATGGCGCCGATCATTCTTGCGGTAACGACAGCGGTCAAGGCGATGACCATCGGTCTGGCTCTCTACAATACCGCCATGCTGCTGTTCACCAACATTACCAAAATTGCACGCGCGGCGATGTGGCTGTTCAATATTGCGGTCATGGCTAACCCCATCGGTTTGGTCGTCGCTGCAATTGCAGCAGCAGTTGCGGCTTTGGTGATCTTCTTCACGAAGACTGAAGTCGGACGTAAGCTCTGGGCAAAGATTTGGGAAGGGATCAAGACTACCGTTACCAATGTGTGGGAGAATGTGCTGAAGCCTTTCTTCCAGTGGTTCTCAACTCAGGCGTGGCCGAAGATTGTAGAAGGAGCCAAGAAGGCATGGGATCTCATCAAGGCAGCCTTCCAAGGTATTGGCATGGTTGCTCAATGGACATGGGATAACATCCTGCGTCCGGTCTTCGGCTTCATTGCGGGCGAATGGAAGGTCTTGTGGTTCGCTGTGCAGGTCGGATGGGCGATCGGCAAGAAGGTCTTCGAAGCTGTTGGTAGCGTTCTATCCGCGGTGTGGAACGGGACGTTGGTTCCCATCTTTGATGAGTTCAAG